ATGTTATCTAGCAGCGATTTATCATATATGCGTGATAGTGTGGAGTTACTGTTGCCCGATACCTGCTACATTTTGACCGCTTCCGGTACCGCTGATGGTTCTGGTGGTGTTACCGAAGGCTGGGGAACGGCAAGCACGCCGACCGCTTGTAGACTTGATACCATCAATGGAAAATATAAAGACATGGCGGGCGCGGTTCAAACTTACAACAAACTTATTTTCAGCTTGCCTTATGATACAATCATAACCGAAGCAAATCGCGTTTATTATAATAGCACGACCTATCAAGTGACATCCGTCAACGACGGTTCGTGGTTGGCAACAAAAAGGGCGGAGGTGCAAAAAGTATGAGCATGACTACTTTTAAATTAGACACCAGAGAACTTGATAAGATTATCAGGAACATGGATGGCAATAAAAACAAGGTTGGTAGGATGTTGGGATTTGAACTGGAAGCAGAAGCGAAAAAACGCGCTCCACGTCTTACCAGTGCAATGTCTAATTCCATTTACACCGTAACAAAAGATTATGACGGATACTCGAACGCAAGCGGGGCAGCGATGCAAGCAAACCCGAAGGCAGAAACACAGCCACACCCCAAGCCAACCGGGAATGTACTGGCACGGGTTGGACCCTGTGTCAATTACGCTGAATTTGTCGAATTTGGCACATCCAGACAATCAGCACAACCATATTTGACACCAGCTGCTGAGGTTATCGCACAAAAGATAAACGACGGTACATACTGGAGAAAGCTGGTAGAATGAGCGGAGTACTGAATTTAGTATCAACGGGTTTGTATAGCAAGTTTACAGGTGACACAACGCTAAAAGCACTCATGGCAACGAATACCAGCTTTTACGCGATAAAGGCACCGAAAGACACTGCATATCCGTTTTTAGTGTGGTCTTTGTTGTATGGTGGACCAGAAAACATAACACCATCCGACTTACAGGATCATCTTTATTTTATCAGGGCATACGCAACAACCGCGATAAGTGCCGGGAACATTCACGCGCAAGTTGCATCGCTACTTCACAAACAGACATTGACAGTGACCGGGTTCACTAATATATGGCTGGCACTCGAAGAAGAATACGAGGGTGAAGAAATTTTAGAGACCGGGAATACCGTGTATATGCGCGGTGGTGGTTACAGAATCCGTTTAGATAGTTAGGAGAAAATATGGCAACAATAACAGGTAAAGATTTATACATCACATGGATTCATTCAGGTGGAACCGTAGTGTTATCGGGAGATTACACACAGTTTACTGATACTCCAAGTGTGGAACTGTTAGACGAAAGCGCGGGTTCTGACGAATACAGAACCTACGTTCCACGCCTGAAGGATGCGACTTACGCATTATCAGCGCGTTATCAATCTGGTGGTAGTGCATTAATTAATTCACTGACAGCAGGATCATCTGGTACTTTGATTTATCACCCAGAAGGTACAGCGAGCGGGAAAGTTAAAAGAACAATTCCTGCAATTTCACAAGGGGCAGCAGTAAACATTCCGTATGCTAACCTGGTTGAAATTAGTTGCACATTCCAGGGTAATGGAGCGGTGACAGATGCCACAAACTGAAGCTGATATGACCTTGAGCGACGGTAGAGAGGTTGTATTCAACCTTAAAAAAATGTCACGTCAAGAATACCGTGATTTACACAATCCGGCTTACACAGACGAAAATGATGACGTTGTGATTGCGAAAGTCACGGGAATCGACATTGAAGAATTACGCGACATGAATATGGAAGATTACAGCCGTTTGATCTGGCAGTTAATCCGTAAGGTGCAACAGCCAACAAACCCTACTTAGGTCGTGCGGTCTATGATGCTTTGACGATAAACGAACCAGCTCCAGCCGAGTTGATAACGTGGACTTTGGCAGAGCGATTTGGCTGGACGCTGGACTATTGTAAAAGCATATCAATACAGGATTATCACGACCTGATAGCCATAGACGAAGCACGACACAAAGCAAAATCAAGTGTAATGAAATAAGGAGGGTAAATGGGAAAACGAATAGCCAGCCTTTATGCGGATATTAGTGCCGATACCACTAAACTTAAAAAAGGGTTAGACGAAACAAAAACCCAACTGCAAAAAACAGGCGATGGTATCAAAAATTTTGCGGGTGGATTGACTAAAGCTTTCGGATTTGCCGTCGCTGAATTAGCAATCTTAAAGAAAGCGTTCGAGTTTGGCAAAGAGCAGGCGATGGTCGAATTTACCCAAAAGAAGTTTGACCGTCTGTCTGAAAGCATTGGTACTACCGCTGATGTTTTGATGAATGACCTGAAACGCGCAACGGGTGGTTTAGTCAGTGATATGGAATTGATGGAAAGCGCCACTAATTTCATGACGCTTGGACTTGTGAAAACCCATGACGAAGCAGTAAGGTTGACCAGCGTTGCGGGACAGTTGGGAATGAATATGAACCAACTTGTCTTGACATTGACCAACCAGACTACCATGCGTTTTGATGCGTTGGGCGTGGCTGTTGACGGATTTGATGAAAAAGTAGCGGCACTGAAAGCCACTGGCATGAGCGCCAATGATGCATTCAATGAAGCATTCTTACAACAGGCAGAGGAACAAATTGAGAAGGTCGGTAGTATTGCTGATAGTTCTGCGGCTTCGTTTTTACGTATGGAAGCAAGTGTTAAAAACCTTACAGACGAATTAAAGCAGCGAATGGTTCCAGTTTTAGCAGATGCGGCTGATGGGTTGTATTGGATCCTTAATTACACAAAAGAAGTTGACAAGGCTTTTAGTCAACATAAAGACAATACTGTCAAAATTGCTGCAAGTTATAAAGATTATAAAGACGAAATATTAAGAGCTGCTGAAGCTGGCAGGATTTTAGCAAAGTGGCAAATTGACGAAGTTGCTTTATATCTTGAAACGGGCAAGGTTGTCAAAGCACATGAAAAAGAAATACAGTTATGGGTTGACGCTTTAGATTTGGCAACTGAATCAGAATATAATCTGCAAAAAGCAGTACACGACGCAGCAGCAGAAACAGCAATATGGGACGAACACGAAAAGCGAATTGCGGCTACATTTAGACAGGAAAGCATACCAGCCATTGATGACGTCAAAGACGCGACCAATAACGCGGCTGATGCAATGCGAGAATATAGCGAAGAACTATTGTTTGCGATTGCTTCACAGGGGCTTACAGATGAACAAGCACTTGGATTAGCTTATGCAATGGGATTAGTTGATGAATCGACTGTATTAGCTACTGAAAAAACAAAACTATATAAAAGCTGGTTAGATCAAAAACTCATTACTGAAGAAGAATATTACGAACTTATTAAAAATGTAAACAAAGAAATTCAAAACGTACCAGCAAGCAAAACGTTTGATCTTTGGGTAAACATTCACGGATTAGAAGGATTAGAAACATTAACCTCAATGGGTGGTGGCGGTTCTTCCGACAATGGATTTGAAATGCACGCAGGCGGGGGCGGTATGTTGGCGGGAGAAATATCAAAGATGGGCGAGTATGGACGTCCTGAAATGTTCATCACCCCATCCAGCGGGCAGGTAGTCAACGCACAACAAATCGTCGAAGCTATGCGCTCAAGCGGTGTCAATATGTCAGGAAGTGGCGTCACCATCGACACGCTGAACGTGTACACCAATTCAGGCGTTGACGCAATTCAATACAGTATCGAGCGTGCGAAAGGATACGCACTATGACAGTAACAGACTATAAACTATACATCGTCAATCCATCGGCTGCAACGAACCTTTGTACTAACCCATCCTTTGAAACAGGCACTACCGGCTGGACTACTGGAGGCACGAACACCATCGCCACAAGCGCGGTACAACAAAGGCGGGGCGTCTATTCGTGCAAATGTACCTATACCGATAATGACCTGCTTGCCAGTTATGCAATAACACTCACAGATACCGACCACGTAGCATCAATGGATATTTACATTCCATCCACTTATACGGGGACACAATTAACCCTAACCTGGACGGGTTTTACATCTGGTACAGTTGTCGCAGGTCTGGCAGACATGACCATAAAAGACCACTGGCAACGGGTACACTGTCACATCAACCCGGACGCTGGAGATTTAGCCGGTACTTTGACACTGTCCGAAACAGGAACGAACGGGAGTGCGGGGGAATTTATTTATATCGACGGTGTACAGATTGAAACAGGAACGGCAGAGACAACCTACTTTGACGGAGATAGTGAAGGCTTCTTGGACAATGTTCTGGAATACTACTGGAGCGGGCAACAGAACGCAAGCACAAGCGTTAGGACTGCTAACACACGTTCAGGCGGTTCACTTGTCGATATTGAAAGCTACTGCAAAATCATAATGACGGATGGGTTAGGAATTGCCCCTGTTGATAACGTGGCGATAGCATTGACAAAGGGTGGGGAGCGATTTCTATACAGCAATCTTACAGCACGTTATTTTAACGTTCGTGTAGTATTCAAGGGTACAGAGATAGGAACAATCCAGTCGAACCGAAAGGCATTTGTTAACCTTATCAAGCCTGATAAAACAGCGTATAACCAACCGCTTGTTATTCGATATCAGGGCATTGACGACAACGGCAATCAGGAAAGCGACCCAGTGAATATAGTCTGTCAATATGTGAGCGGACTTGACCAATCGCCCGTGATGAAATTTGCACACTTCGCAGACATTACATTCAGATTGTCAGGGACGGCTTTGGAAGTTGACGGGGATTCTGGTATAGGACTAGACTACAACGACACACTAACAACGGCTTATATTGCGAAGCGTAGTCCCGAAGGTGTGTGGTCTGCAATGGCTGGAGTAACGGGAACGGTACGG